AGCGAAATTAATGAAGAAACACAAAGCAATAACATCAACAAATCAAACTTATTTAAGCGAGCGTGGGAAATTGCTCGCAGTATTGCTGATGAGCTTTTAATAAATGTGAAAGCTGCATTTAGCGCAGCCCTTAAAATAGCCTGGGAACAGGCAAGATAAAGGAGAGAATTATGAAAACAAAAATAAACAAAATCGTGAAAGAATTAAAAAGGCGTGGAGTTGAGGGGAACACGTTCTTTCAGCCAGACAACTATCAGTTAAATGTCCTTTGTGTCTATAATTACGAGCACAGATTGGAAGTTGTATGGGTTTCAAAATACGGGGTGTCCACTCAATTAACAAATACCGACCTCGAGTCAGAAATAGAAGGTCGATTTTTAGAAGTTGAATAATAAGGAGTTTATTGTGATTGTCTACAGATTTCCCCACTTGGCCAGAAACATCGAAGTTTTTGGCCTTCTCGATTTATTAGAAAGCGAGGGGGCGTCCAAGGAATGGATGGTCTATGATGACGATGAATACTTTTTGGGGTATTCAGAGGAAACAATAGACAATAGGCTAATAATGCTATTAGGCGTGGTGGACGTAAATAGTTTAGGAATTTACGATCCATGCGCTTTTACAGCTTTAGGGTTGGTACGGTTTCTTAGAAACCTACCTATTTTAGAAGAATTTTTCCCAGGAGATTGGTCGTTTATTGAGATGGATGTCCCTGAGGCAGCCATTACATATCGAGACGAAAACCAGGTAGCTATCGACAGCGCCTGGATGGATGAAAACAATTATTAAAAAACAAAGGAGAGAAACAATGAATGCATATCAAAAAATTACCAACAAGATAATACAAGAGGTAAAACAAACAAATACTTTACCGTGGCAAAAACCATGGCTTTGTGTAAAGCCCACTAACATAAGAAATTATAATCCTAAAAATAATCAAATTAAAGATTATTACAAAGGTATAAACAAACTAATGCTACATTACTTTGGCGACGGGTCAGAATTTTACATGACCTTTAACCAAGTAAAAAAAATGGGCGGTAAAATAAAAAAAGGATCGTCTGGTGTCCCTATTTTCTTTCTGGCTCCAGTAGAAAAAAAAGAGGAAGCGGAAAAAGAAGAGGAAAGTGAAAAAGAAAAACAAACCTATTTTTGTTCACGATGTTACTACGTGTTTTCACAAAACTCGATAGAAGGGATTGAATTCCCCGACATCTCTATAAATAAAGACAAACATCAAGGTAACATAGAAAGCTTTATTAAAAAGATTGAATCCGTTATTCCTTTTAATCACACAGGTAACTCCAGGTGTTATTATAGTCCCTCACACGACTATATCTCTACACCAAAGTTTAATAGGTTTACATCTGCTGAAGAATATTATTCAGCAGTTTTCCACGAGCTTGTTCATGCGACAGGGCATGAAAACCGATTAAACAGATTAAACGAAAATAGCGAAATGGGCAAGAATAGTTATTCCTTTGAGGAGCTTGTTGCTGAAATAGGATCGACATTCCTATTAAATCACTTTGGGGTTGACATCCCCAAGAATAATATATCTTATTTAAAACACTGGCTTAAAAAAATTGAAGATAATCCATCCTGGATTGTTAAAGCTGCTAATAAAGCAGAAAAAGCAACAGAATGGCTTTTAGCTTCAGCAGAAAATAAAAACATCAAAAATATTGCGTAAAAATATTTTTCACCCTGGGTATGGTGTAAAACTGCCCAATAAAAAAAATAAGGAGAGAATAATGGAAGATTATATTTACACCGGGGGACAAAGTTATAATAGCATGGAAATAAGCCTGGATAAAGCCAAGCGTATACGTAAAGCTAGGAGGTCTGAAAAAGCCTACTGGGAAGAGATTGAAAAAATAGAAAGGAGACAATTAAAATTATTTGATGATGATAAAATAAAATAATGGTATTTTATACTAAAAAAAATAAAAAAGGTATTGACAATTACAAATAAAGGGGTTATATTTAATAGTAGAAGGTTAGAAAAAAAAGGAGAGCAAAACAATGAATGAAAAAATTAAAATAACAACCACAACACAGGACCCAAGCAGGATATGGGTTTTCACACCCTTTAACCCTGGGTATATCCACGACTTAAAATCAAAAATAGGTGACCGTGAGTGGTTGCCTGGTCGAAAATGCTGGAGTATTCCGGCCGATTGTGAAAGCATAATTAGGTCTTTATTAAAAGAGCACTTTGGCTGGGACGACCAGTCAAATCAGGTCAAAATCAGAATAAAAAAAGTTTCTGATTATAGCCCTGGAATGTCTGAGTATTTTAACGGGTATGAAATTGCCCGTATCTATGGAAGAGACACCGGCGCAAGTCTGCAAAACAGCGCCGTTTTAGTAGAGGGTGGATTTGATTCCGCTGGATCCAGAAAACACCCTGAAATCATAACAGAAGTTGGAACAATTGTAGAAATAACTGTTCCAGAAAGTATAGCGAAAAAGGACGATGAAAACGGCTGGGAAATAGTAGAAGAGATTGAAAATGAGATTAGCGAAATTAATGAAGAAACACAAAGCAATAACATCAACAAATCAAACTTATTTAAGCGAGCGTGGGAAATTGCTCGCAGTATTGCTGATGAGCTTTTAATAAATGTGAAAGCTGCATTTAGTGCGGCATTAACAATAGCTTGGGAACAGGCAAGATAAAGTAGAGAACAATGAAAACAAAAAACAAAAATAATATTAATAACTCAGTTAGTATAGATAAGTATTCCACTCTTGGGTTAAGGAGAAACTGGCTTTTACATTTTTTTAATACTCTGGACAATTGTTTTGAGAATAATGATAATTTAGGAAGCAAACAAATTTACGCCCTGATAAATTGGTTAAGAGATTCGGGGTTACTAGAAATTAAAAATAAGAAGGTTACTAATCAGTGTAAAGAGTTAACAAAAGTATTAGAGATTGATGAAATTTTTGTATGGCAAATAATTTGGATAAATCTTTATAATGAATCAAAAATAGTTAAATGGTATGTTGATGAAATAGGATGGAATACTATCCATACAAAAAGAGAGCTGCTGGATATGCTGATCAAGTCATTCCCAGGCCTATCAGAGGCGACATTAAATAATCCGTTAACAGCTTTAATGAATACTTTTGATTCTTCACCTTTAGGCAGTGAAATTGGGTATGGAATACTGGAGAAGAAAGGGAAGGCAGTAAAAAAAGTAAAGAAATCTTTAAAAAAGGAGATTAGTCCGTTTATTGTTGCATATTCATTGTATAAAATGGCGGAGCAGAATAATCAGTATGCTTTTACGTTATCAGAAATATATAATGAAAAATCTAAAGGAGGTCCTTATAATATATTGGGTATACCAAAGGAAAGGCTCAAAGATACATTGAGATATTTGCAAGAAAACAAGAATTGTTTACTAAAAGTTGATTTGACAGCAGATTTAGATAATATCCATTTAAGTTCAGATATAAGATCAAAAGATATTATCGGTTTAATTATAAATTAAAACAAAGGAGAGAATTATGGATACTTTATTAAAAACGAAAGATGGAAAAAAAGTCACTGTAAATATGCAAAAGGATATCAATCTTTATTCTTCATATATTACTAATTCGGGGCAGACAATGGGTTGGTCTCTCTATTATCATAAACCTTATTTTTATGAATTTCACTGGGATATGTGGCATCACAATTCTAATCGCCTTGAATTGGTCTCTGAAAAAGAGGCCAAAGATTTTGTTATTGCTCAACTAAACCGTGATCCCGCCATGGTTGACATTGAGGAATGTGAAAAAATATGGGGTAAAGACTTCTTTCAAGAATAGAAGAAATAATCAAATAGAGCAAAGCAAAACAATTATTTAAAGTATTGTTTCATCCTGGGTAAGATATAAAACTGCCTAATAAAAAATATAGGAGGTTATTATGGAAGCATTAAGAAAAGAATTAAGAAAGTATAATATCCCTTCCACCCTCAGGATGGAATTGGTTGCTTGGGTTGAGGGCAAAATGTCCAGCGGGGTTGATCCCATCTGGAATATAGAAGAAGACATAGACCGAATAAAAATCGAAATCTACGACTACGACTATACAACAGATGATGGCCAGGTATCTCACTGGCCATTCTTAATGGCCAGCACATACGTAAGGCTATAACATAATAATATCATCCCGGGCATGATATAAAACTGCCTAATAAAAAAAATAAGGAGAGCAAAACAATGAATGAGATTCATTCTTTAGAAAAATTAAGAGAAGAATTAGATTGTTTTAATATACCAGACTTCATCGTCACCCGCATCATCACTTGGGCCGATGATCATTTTAGAAGTGAATTTAGCGTAAATCCCTACTGGGAGATACGCTATGTGGGTGAAGCGGATAGCGGTGCTGACTATTGGGCAATCTCTATTTGGGATTTCACCATCGATGATGATGGTTTTCAATCTCACTGGCCATTCGAAATGGCCAGTTACAGATTTTACGAGCTACAGAGAATATAAAAGGTTAAAATAATACCTGCAAGGATTATTCCTTCTGGCTGATTCTGATACTTAAAAAAAGGAGAGCAAAACAATGAAAAAAATACAAATATGTTGGTTCCCAGGGAAAAACTGGGACATTTTATACGATACACGTACAGGGGAATTGTACCAGTATAATGATAATACGTATAAAGCAATTCACCACCTCTATGGTGGAAAATGTTATTATACTTCCCGGAGTGGTATGAGCGGAAATGGTTATATTACCGACTCATATATTTCTGTATTGGGGACCTACAACCCATACCATATGGATGATGGAAAAATCGGTAAACTGTCAGTTTACCGGGCAACTCATTATCATTATTCAAAAAATAAACCATTCGTTATTACGGATGGTGATCATGTTGTGAGTTGTTATATGTCGGACTTGCAAAAAGAAATTGCAGGATTCGACGAGAATAAAAACAAGGACACCCTCAAAATACGTTTAAATTTCTACATCCCCCATAATGAGGGGTTTATTAGAAATCAGAAAATTGTACACTATCGGAAACTTACTGATAAAGGTATCAATATAATAAAGTTTATTGATACCCGAGAGTTCATGCCCTGTGAAGGATATGAAACCAGATGGATCAGGTACGGAAAGTACCTAATTGATCCATCTGAAAACATCATTCTCATTGAGAGTGATGTTGTTGGTGTCTTTAATGGGTTGTTAGATTTAAACGGTCCAACAGTAGAAAATACTAATATCGCTGCAGATATCAGTGACGGGCTAATAAGACTCGTCGAAATTATTGATAATTACATCCTAATCACCTTTCTAAAAGTGATTGATGGGAAAGTATTTAACTTTAGGCATACCGTGCCATTACACGAGTATGCAGCGTTCAATAATAATAGAGATAGTTGGGATGGATTGTTGCAAGAAGCCCAGCAAAAATTAGAGGAGTAAAATAAAATAAGGAGATAAAAAATGAAAAAAATATTTGTTGTTACATTGTTTTTAATGTTCCATTCAACAATTTACGGAAACAATTTATCTGAAGCGGATTACCGTGATCATTATTGCGACCTTGCGAATGGGCAAACTGAAGTTTATTTACAAGATCGTGATGGTGGAGTTTATTGTGACTGTCTAACCGAACATTATGCGGTTGAGGTAGAATTTGCAAATAAATGGGCTGAGGCTATCGGGCAAAGTCTTTATTATGCTTATTTATCGGATAAGTCTCCAATGATTCTTTTAATAATGAGAAGTGAAGATGATATGAGATACTGGAGGCGGTTAATCTGCGTTTATTTTGATCTTGGAATAAGGATAGAATTAATTTTTCCAAGTGATATACAATGATGTTTTTGATGGGGTATACTAAAAAAAAATAAATTAGTAGTTGACAATTACAAATAAAGGGGTTATATTAAGAGTAGAATGTTAGAAAACAAAGGAGATTATTATGGAAAGATTAAGAATGTACAATGAAATTAGAAATATAATTCCTAAAGAAAATCTTCCTGCTATTATAAAATTCGTAAACAATCTGGACCTGGATTTTATTCCAGAATTTAGGGTTAGAGATTATACATTGGAGATTATAAAACCAAACCCAGGAGGGGGATTTGGGAGTGTTTACGCCTGGTGTTATCTATAAAATAAATATATTTAATTTGGAGGACAAATGAATTATCAAATAGCCTTAACTTGTGTTTGTATAGCATGTTATGTTTTGTCTTTTATATTGTCTTTTGTGGAGGTATAATATGGATTTTATTTTTGGGTTTATATACATTAGTGCAATTCTATCTTTAATAGGATATGCACTTAAAAAAGACAAGAGCAATCAAGAAAGAATCGACAATTTTAAACGCAATATATTAGAGAAGATCAGTATGGAGGACAGCATAAACAAATTTCACATAGAGATCGCATGTTTAAATTACGGTCTGGATCCATTAAAAAGAGATAAAGCCATTAATGATTTGCTTTTTTCATCTATTATCTCCATTCATGTGGATGATAATGGATGTATTTATTACAAAAAATTAGGAGATTAAAAATGGAAAACAAAGATCTAATTTTAACTCAAGAAGAAAAAAATGAAATTGTTAACTTTAATAGTGTAGAGTTAACACTTGGCGATATCTACAATCGCCATTGTGTGCATGTAGATAATTATGGTAATGGGCATGTGGCCAATAAAAGGGAATGGGCAGAATTTAAATATCTGATACAAGCTTACGAGCTTGACCCAAACGTTAACGAAATAACCATGATTCCCTTCTATAATAAAAAATTAAAAAAGTATAGCTTCCAGGTGATTGTGGGGGTAAATGGGTTTACCAAAAAGGCAAACGAGCAGGGTTTGTCTTGGGAATATTTTGATAATTTTAATGGAAGGGAGTTGATAGCAACTACAATAAAAATATATTTCCCTATTAATTCTAACAGGCATCCCATCAGTGAGACAGTTTATATGGACGAGTTTAATCCGAATCTCTTAAGAGAGAGTGATGACCAAAGAGAAAATCTTATTTGGGCAACTAAGCCCAAGACAATGCTTCATAAGGTTGCTTTAGTTACTGGCTTAAGGAGAGCCGGCATATTAGCAGGAGTTTATATTAAGGAAGAGCTGGAAGCTGGTATTCCTTTTGATAGTGCAAGTGATAAACCAAATGATAATGTTGTAAGACCAACAACACCTGTCAATAAAAAACCAGATAACATTTCAAACAATGAAGATGAAAAACTTTATAAAGAGGCATTATTTCTTTGTAAAGAAATTGCAATTTTTCGGGGAGATAAAGCCGTAAAAAAATTGATACAAGATAAATACAATAAAAGGTTAAAAGATTTGAAAGGAGATCAATTAAAAGATTTGCACTCTCTTTTAGAGAGCGAATTAAATGTTCTTGAAATTTCTATAATTGAAAAAATAAAAAATATTTTGGGGGAGAATGAGGAGAAAGTTGTAAGTGAGTATACTCAAGGCAGTAAAAAGAGGATAGAAGATTTGACAAATGAACAAAAACATTTTTTATCTCAACATATTGCCAATTCTGAAACTGGATAGGAGAATCTAATGAATATTGAAACACAAAAAAAAATAATAGATCTATATAATAAAAATAATTCTGCAGGTAAAACAGCAGAGATAATGGAGTGCTCTAAACCTCAGGTAATTAAAGTTCTTGAGGCAAACAATATTAAACTTAACCACCAGGGCGCCCCCATAAAAAAGAATTTTAAAGAACCTGATAATGGTTTTATTTCTATTATGATAAAATCGGAGACAAAGCAAAAGATAATAGAGATAAGCGAAAAAACAGGATTAAAAATATATTCAATAATAGAAAAGGCTATTAATTCCTTCCATAATAATTTGGTAAATAAGGACCATTAATCTCAATCACGGTCCTTATTTTTTTTACAAAAAGGATATAAAAATGATTGAAGAATTTATTTGTATTGACGGTGAAAAAATAAACTGTGAAGATTGTCTTAAAAAATGCAGGGTTGGAGTGAGATGCGCTCCATATAATTACCTTACATTATGTAAAGCAGAAAGACAATGGGATAGAAAACCAAGTGTAACGCAATTAATAATAGGGACGAGAGAGGCTTATTTAAAAATAAAATATGGTTATGCAATTAATCCTGATAGCAGTGCGTTTAAGATTATAGGTTCAAGAGGCCATTCTTTGTTAGAAAATCAGGAAAAATATAATGACATTAATGCTCTTTTAGAAGAGAAATTAGAATGGCAAGGCATCAAGGGAACACCAGATTCACTGATCCAGGAAAATAATAAATATACTTTAGTAGATTATAAGGTATCAGGATCTTATAAGTTATCTATATGCCTTCAGTCTTTTGAAGTACCATTAGTAAATGTTTTTGGTGAAATAGAAAAATATGTTAAAGGCCCTAAAAAGGGTCAAACAAAATATGAAAAAGTTTTATCATATCCCGTCGAAAACCCATCTCAAATAAACCATGAAGAAATGAAAGATTGGATAATGCAGTTAAATATGTACAGATTATTGTATAAATTTAACGGATTTGATGTAGATGAAATGAAAATATTTGTTGTTGTACGTGATGGCAACACTTACATAGCGAAATCAAGAGGGGTAAAACGAAATACTTATTATTTTCCTGTTCCTTTTGTGGATGATATAGAGGTCACAAAGTTTTTCTTTGAAAAAAGAGATAAACTTATATACCATGTGGAAAGTGACAAAATACCATCCTATTGCAACGAGCACGAAAGCTGGGGTGGGAAAAAGTGTCAAGAGTTTTGTGAGGTAAGAGGTATTTGTGAAGAGATTGGATAATAATTGTTTGACTAATTTAAGCACATTATTTATAATTTAAGAAAGGATATAACATGATTTCATTGTTACTTAAACCAAAAATAGATGATATATTTTTTTTATTAAACGATAATTCTAAATATCCCATGAGATCTACAGAGGGGAGCGCAGGTTTTGATCTTTATACCTGTCATGAGGCAACTATAATGCCGGGGCATGTGTGTAGAGTAGGTACTGGTGTTTCCTTGAACAAAGATTTTTTTAAGAAGTTATATATAGATGGTGTTAGAATTTATGGGGCTTTATATTTGAGAAGCGGATGGGCTTTTAAAAATAAATGCATAATGGTTAATAGTGTAGGAATCATAGACATGGACTACACTTATGATCCAGACAAATCCTTAACCGATAACAATGAGATAAAATTTCAGATAGTTAATATTGGAGACACAAGAGTTGATATACAAAGCAATCAAAGGATCGGTCAATTAATATTTAATTCTTTTGAAGATTTTGAAATACCATCAAATAATAAAAGAACAGGTGGATTTGGATCTACTGGAACGCTATAATATAGATGTTTTTTAGTAGCACTATGGCCAATCTTTAATAGACAAGATTGGTCTTTATTGACGGGGCTGCACTCGGGATTAAAAATGAGCTATGCAGGGGGCTGTATTAATACAGTCAGGAGGTTCAAACCCTCCACCCGTCAAAAAGCAGGACTTTCCCTTCGACAAGCTTGGGATGGCGGGCATTAGTTTGGCGATTGCCAGGCTAATGTCAAGGGTTCGAACCCCTTTCCTGCTAATCATCTATAAAAAGATGATCCCAATTGTTAATTGGGTTGTAAATTTTATTTCTGCAGAGTATGGGATAGGAGAGATAAAACCATCTCTCCTATATTTTTTACCAAAAGAGGGCATATGTGTATTGATATTGATATTAATTTGATTGATACAGATGTTTATTTGTATAATGAAGCTCAAATTTATAATCTTATGGGCTCTATAAAAGAAGTTGGACTAATAAATCCGTTAATTGTTAAAAAAAACAAGGATAGATATAGTTTAGTATCTGGCTATCAAAGACTATATGCTCTAAAAAATCTTGGATATCATTTTGTTCCAGTTATTGTAAAAGAAATGGATGCAATAAGATCAAAATTATTGTCAATAGATGAAAACTTAATCAGGAAAGAACTAAGTCCCCTTGAAAAAGCGGATTATATCGCAGAAAGGGAAAGAATATTTAATATTTTATATCCAGGCAGGAAAGATTTTACAAAAGACTTGGCAAAAAAAACAAATTCAACGCAAAGAACAATCCAGCAGGACTTACAAATAGCAAAAAACATACGTCCAGAGTTGAAAGAAAGGCTAAAATCGGCAAGAAAAAGCGATTTAGTTGAAATAAGCAGGCTTGATTATGAAAATCAGGGATCATTACTTGATTATATGGGAAAAAACAATGGAAATGGAGCCAACAAAATTGTTATAGAAAAAAAAACCGCAAAAAAAAACACTGGTGGGCTCAAATTAAAAACTAAAAAAGGGAGGGAAATACTTGTGAGAGTATATTTTGACTTAAAAATTAACACGGAAGGCAAAACTAATAAACAAATTAAAGAAGAGATAGAGACAAAGGCGAAATTAGCACTTGAAAATAGTGAATTAGATGTAAATACTGATGAATCTAAAGCAGTAGTCGAATCAATTATGCCGCTTGATAAAGGTTTGATGCACAGAGAATATATCGAAATATGGGATAATAAGTATAAAGAACATAATAATGGTGAAAAATATCTTTATATAAATAAAGGTGATTTTAAAGATATTAAAAAGCTTATGAAAATAACTGATGGTGATAAAGATTTGTTTGAAAATATGATAGATACTGCTTTTGAAACAGATGATTTTTATTTTAATAAGGATGGAATGACTATACACAAATTAACGAGATATTCAAATGAAATTATGAATAAAATAAAAGGGATTAATCATAAGAAAAACAATAGTAGATGGTGTATTGGGGCTTTTGAAACTGATATTGAAAGCAACTTAAAAATACCAAATAGGGAATAGGTATGTATAAATATGTTAAAGAGATGGAATTTGTTGAAGCAGGATCAGAGCCATGCCCCAAATGTGGAAGCCCCATTACTATTTTTGAGTCAAAAGAAATTGTTAAGTTCTTGGGTCGAAAAATAATCGTTTATGCGGATCATTATTGCAAAGAACACAAAAGAACTGTTGATCCTGAGATATCAAAGATTATAAAAGACATTGAATTTGGTAATAGATTAAAAAGATCAAATTTGCCGAACAATCAGAAATTAAAAAATACTTTCACCTTTCCTTTTTCAAAAAATAATACTGTAAAAAATAAGCAGTTATTAGTTATGGATAAGGTTAGATGGTCAATAGAAAACCCAGATAACTTTAGTGGTTTATTATTATGGGGTGGGGTAGGGGCTGGAAAAACAGAGACCGCTAAAATTATAGGGATGCAACTAATTAAAAATGGGTATAATGTTATTTATAATCATACAAGCCAATTCATAGATCACTTTAAATATGGAATCAAGGAGTTAAATGTTAAAAAGGATGATATATATAAATGGTATTTAAAAAATTATGATTGCATTATAATTGATGAATTTGGAGAAGAAGGCTCCTATTATGATTTGGTTTTAATTACAAATATGATTAACCTTTGCTACGAGAGGGGTAAAAAAATAATATTGACAAGTAATATTAATTTTGATAAACTTAATAAAAATAAGATCGATAGTGATAAAGATAAGCTTATATACAAAATATGGGATCGGTTTCATGATGAAAGTGTTAACTGGTTTCACCTGCCATTTTCGTGGGAAAGTTTAAGGAGGATATAATGGATAAAAAAAAAGAAGATTACAAAAAGAAACCTATACCAAAAGAATTAATAAAAGCCTTGTTTTATAATTCAAATAAAACAGCTGTTAATTATTTGAAAGACAAAACAACCTCCAATTAATCAATCCAAACATTAATCTCCTTTTTGTTTGTTTAGGGGCTTTTCGTGAGAAGAGCCTCTTTTTTTTGTTATATTATAAAATATGAATCAATATAAAATTGAAAATCTAAAAGAAAACGAATTAAAAAGCTTAAGAAAAGAACTTTGTAAAAATAACATATCAAACTTTATTAAAATGTATCTTTCTCATCATTACACATTCGATGAAAAAAAGCTAATTAAACTTGAGAGAATGTTATTAGAAAAAGGTCATAATATAAAGATAGATAAAAAATTGAGTGAGGACGTTGTTTTTAATAAAGCAAGCTTATCTCTATTTAAAATATTTGATAAAATAATATCTGGCTATAATTTATTGGTTGCTATTGTTTTCCCAAGAGGATTTGCAAAAACAACCAATCTTTTGTCTTTTATATTATTTTGCCTTGCCTATGAAATTGAAGATTACATAGTTTTCGTAGGCGAAAGCGAATCAAAGTGTGTTGAAATGATGACAGCTATCCAGGGAGAATTAGAATTTAATCAATTATTATTGATAGATTTTCCACACTTAAAACCTGCTATTAATAAAATGACGCGCAAAGCCAAATCGTATACTAAAACGAGCATTGTTTTAGAAAATGGGGCTAAATGTGTATCTGTTTCAGCTCAATCAAATATACGTGGTTTAAAGTATATGAACAAAAGACCTGGTATTGTTTTAGTAGATGATTTAGAAAACGATACTAACGTTGATTCTTATAATCAAAGAAGAAAATTAGAAAAATGGCTTAAGAGGGTAGTTTTGCCATTAGGCGGTGGGACAGGGTGTTCAGTCGTAATCGCTGGAACTGTTTTGCATCATGATGGTTTAATGGCTTCTTTAACTAAAGAGGATAGGGATGATAGCTATGAAGATTATGTTCCAGTTGTTTTATCTGCTGAAGATGAGAATGGCAATAGTACATGGCCAGAGGTTTACCCCAATGAAAGACTTGCTATAGAAAAAATGAGATTAGGCCCTGCTGGGTATGCAAATGAATTTTTAGGGAAGCCTATTGCAGAGGAAGATCAAGTATTTACTATTGATGACATTAATACCCATTTATTTTCTATTGATACAATAAAAGACCAAAAAGATATATCAAGTGTAGAGTGTCCTGTAATTGCAGGGGTAGATTGTGCAGAGGTTGGAAGGGGAGATTTCTCTGTTATCATTATTGGTACAAAGATAGATGGGGTAAACTATATATTAGATGCTTTTATAAAAAAAATCCATATAAATAAACTTGCTACACATATTATTTCTAAAATCAAAGAATGGAACATAGGAACCATTGGCATTGAATCAAATAATATGGAGCATTTTATTCAAACTCTTAAAGATGCAATCTATGAAGAAAAACTATCCTGTAATGTGATTGGAATAAAACACGGAGGCAACACAAAAAAAGAGCACAGAATTATTAGTTATATAATTCCACCTTTGAAATCTAATCTTCTTTTATTTAGATCAGATTATAAACAAGCATATCCAAATCTTATAGATCAAATGCTTTCCTTCCCAGTTGGTTCCCACGACGATGCTATTGATGCACTTGCTATTTATTTTGAAACCATAAAAAAATATTTAATTCCATTTTATACCTTTGAAATGAAATAAATAATACAATTATTTGTAATAATTTCAAATTTATTTCAATTGTAATTTGTTTTTATTTCAATATTATAGTATATTATCAAATAACACTATTAAATTGTATTAGGGGCAATGCAATGAAAGAAAGGTTTTTAAGTTATTATATAGAAAAGTTTAACGCTAATTTAAAAATTAATGGGCTCAATTTTATTGAGATTATTGATAGTAATCTTAAGGCAGGTCAAATTAGATTTGAAGATAAAGGAATTGTTTATCAGTTGTATTGGGATAAAAAAAGAAATAATTTTAAGATTTCAATAAAAGATCCTGATATGATAGATTGGAAAATTGTAGATTTAGTTGACGACTGTAAAGATGATGTAGAATCCTTTATTGATTTTTATATAACTGAAAAAAATGGACAATTTAAAAATAAATCAAAAGTTATTAAAGATAGTATTAAAAAAGAAGACGTTGTAAAAGATATAGGATCTAAAAAAAGAGTAGGAAGGCCAAAAGGGGCTGTTGATACTACTAAGAGAAAGCCCAAAAAAAAGGCATATAATCAAAAGAAGGCAGCGATTAGAAAATGATCGATCCAAGATTTAAAGGTATACGGGATCTAAGCGATCAAAGAAAAGAATATGATAAATATGTTCCATTATGGAAAAAATATATTGATGTGTATTCAGGTGGAATAAATATGAAAAAGCCTGAATATCTTCCAAAAGAAAGCATTGAAACAGATGAAGAGTATAGATTGAGATTTAAATATAGTTATTATCCCTCTTATACTAAAAAAGTTATAAACGATTACACAAAATACATCTTTAAAGAAAACCCAATAAGAGATGGATTAGACCATTATATTAATTTAGTGAGATTCCATTCTGAAAATGGAAGGGTTTTATCTATTAATAGTTTTTGGAAAGAATTTCTATCAAAAAAACTTATTTATGGGGAAATGTTTATCATCTATGGACACGATGAGGTAAGTGGAATAGTTCTTTCAGATAAAATCCGTAAAGAAAAAGATATAAGATTTAAGGTGCAAGTTGTAAATCCTATCAATGTTCCAGTTTTTAATAAAGATAGAGCGGTTATAAGTTTAAACCCATCTTTAATCAAATATGATAGTAAAACTCCTTTTTATATGGAGTTTAATGAACACGGAACAGCTTATTTTAACCAAAGAGGAGAATTGTTAAGTGTAGAAGAGTCAAACAATAGAAAAAATTTACCAATTGAAAGATTTGTTTTTGACGAGGATAATGATGGGAATAGTGAAAGCTTAATAAGAGATATAGCTGATATAAATATTTTAATTTATCAGCTTTCTTCCTCTTTAATGATTGATTTTAAAAAACAAACCTACTCTCCTTTTTTAATGCCGGTATCAGCTTCATTAAATCAGGAGTTTTACCCAAGATATTATGGTGTAACTAAAAGTAAAAACACGGATGGTAATCAAGAGGAAAAAATAAATTTTAGATTAATGGAGATTATGCCCGTTCCAGAGGAGGGGTTTGAAGGGAGATTTTTAACAAAAGATACGGGGTTTATAGATCAAAAAAGAGATTATATAAAATCATTAAGAGAGGAAATAAGATTACTTTCATCTCAAAGGTTTGAGGAACTTAAAGTTCAAAGTGGTATAGCAAAATATATGGATATAGAAGATAGTAATATGGCCTTATATATGCTATCAAATCAAACCGTTAGAGATGAAATTGAATTTTGGGAAAAATGGTTTGCTATCCAAGGTAAAACCGTACCAGAAAATATTTCTATAGAATACAATCAATCTTTTGATATAAAGGATCAGGAAAAAGAAATAGAAATAAAGAATAATTTTTTAGATAAATATTTTAATGTCTCAAAAACTGCTACAAAAAAATTATTAACTGAATACCTAACTGATATTTCCACTTTCTCTGTTAGAGAAAAAAAGGAGATAAAAAAAGAGGTTGATAATTATGTGGATATAAATATTAAAAATGTTAAAGAAAATATGTTTAAAGGATCCATTGAACAAACCATAATGGAGGATAGTAAATGATATTTGATAGTTTTGCTGTTGGAGTTTTAAAAGATGCTACTACTGGTAGAGAAACTGGGCTTTATACTCCAGACAGGACGGTGAAAATTTTTACTGGTGTAAATGCGGCCCAAGATGCATTAAATGAAATTTCAAAAAAATATGGTAATGATGAGTTTGATATATATGTTAAAGTAAAAAGAACATATACGGAAATCATTACTACTTGATAAAGAATAGGAGGATATAAAATGAAACCCATTATCGCAAGAAAGGGATCACGCTATGAAGGGTGGTCGTTTAATCAAATTGTGCAGGCATACAAAAAAGGTGTTAAGCTTCCTGATTTAAGAAAAAAGAGCCCAACCCCTTTACCGAAAAAAAATCAAACACAAAAGGTGGATCCAAAATATAAATTAATAGAAGGCTTAACCACAGATGAAATACAAGAACTTCTTGAAGCACAAAAAAGACTTAAGGAGTTTGAGGATAGAAATAAAACAGACGCGCAAAGATCTAAAGAGGCGCTTGAACTTGAGATTAGAAAATTAAAACAAAGCCTTACAAACAAATCAAAAGAGGTAGAAGATTTATCAAGGCGATTGAATGAAAAATCTAAAACCATAGAAGACAGAATGCGAAGTGAAATTATACAAAAATACGGTAAAGAGGCTGGCGCGATTTCTATTAAAGCTCTATTACGTGATGAGAATTTAAAGAGAAGGATTTATGTTGATGATGGCGCAGAAGATATTCATTTTCTTGACGAAAAAGGAGAAAATATGAATGTTTCTCCAAATGAATTTTTTGAGATTTTGAAAAACCATTCAGATTATCAAGATCTTTTTAGTTCATATCATAATATAGGGGCAAATGGCGTGGGAGCATATAGAGGTTCAGCTAAAGATATGCCAAAAACCCCACAAGAACAAATTAAAGTTGGAATTAAAAATAGATTAGGAAATTAATTTATATTTTGGGGCATTATTTAAGCATAAAAACGAAATAGAACCTTAGGAGGTAATAATATGGCATCAAGTCCTTTAACACTAGTAACGGCGGCCCCATACCTAAAAGATCCTCTTGTCCAGGGGATAGTTAGATTATTTGTAGAAGGGAACCCTATTTCTATGAAAGTTCCCTTAGCTTTTTCAAAAAATGTCACTCGTTATGATTTTAAACGAGAAAAATTTATTGCGGATGCTCAGTGGAGAAATTTTAATGCAAGTGCAGATTCTTCTCACTCTGAATTAGAAGACGTATCAATAAAAATGTTCCCTCTCACATGCACAATTGACATTGATAGTGCATTTGCGCTTGATTCTGATTTAATTGCAGAGCAAATGCAGGGAGCTACACAAGGCATGTCATCTAAATTAATATGGACTTTCTTTAAAGGAGACAATTCAACAGGCAATATGCCCGATGGTTTAGAGGTAAACTGTCAAGCGTATTCTCAGTATGTTGATTTTGACACTAATGGTTTATATCCTTTAGGCAGTGAAGCAGATTCTATAAAATTTTTGACAGAATTATCAAAGGGAATTACAAAAGTAAAAAGCCCTCAAAACCCTCAGAACGGGCGAAAGGCATGGGCAATGAATCGAGAAGCTGTTCAATTTATTGACCTTGCTGTCTTAAACTCTAAATATTATCAAAGCACATCGACTAAAGACGTAGGAAACGAAACTATTACAACTTGGAAAGGCTATGAAATTATAGAAATTCCAGAAGACAAGGATGGAAATGAAATCCTTGCATTTGATGAAACAGTAGGAACTAGTGATAATTGTGCAAGCATTTATTTAATGAATCTTTCTTCAGAGGATGGTGTTTGTCTCGTCACACCCGAAGGTACGAATGCAAATCTTGATCCAAGGTTGGAAGAGGAAAGATCAGGAGCTATAAAGAAATATCATTTTGAGCTAACTCTTGGTATAGCTCAAAAAAGACAAAAAGCTGCATATCGATTTAGAGGATTAAAGCGTACTTCTTAATTTTTAAAGTAGTCGACTTAATCTATTATTATTTAGGAGGATTAATATGTCTACAAGATTCGTAGGACAAAGAGATGATGATTTGCTTGTGCGTGAATCTGGAACACCTGTTGAAAACACAAGTGAAACAGGCACGGCTGTATATATAACAAAAGCATCTAATGTCGTTAGGGGCTTCATTGCGATTGCAGAGGGCGACATTGATTTAACTACTGGAAACACATATACAATTAAGTTTCAATCAAGTGCAACCTCAACGGGTACTTTTGCAGATATCCCTGGTGGTGAATTTACTGTTTCAGCTGAAGGGAATACTGGGGTGACTTTCAAAATGGTAGATGGTCAACCCTATGTTAAATCTGTTATAACAGCATCAGGGGCAAGCTCTTCAATTGATGGAAATATATATATAACGGATAAACCATAATCATAATTAAATTATTAGGGGGACCTAATGGCAAACAATATAGTTTTTCAAAAAGACAGCAGTCTTAAAATTAGAGATCTTGGTTCCCCAGTTAGTGGTATTGAGTATGGAGATTCAGTATATATAACGAAAGCAAAAGATAAGGTAGAATGTTTATTGATTATACCAACTGGCAGCATTGTATTGCTTCTGGCAACACCTATTATATTCTTTTTTATGCAATGTCTGATCCAGATGACGTGAGTACTGAAGAATTATTGAGTAATGCGAAACTTATTCAGTCTGCGGGCGATTTTAGTTTTACTATTAATTTGGTAGAAAATAAACCATTTTTAAAATACTTTATTTTCGCAGTTGGTGCAACTGCAACAATAGATTGTGAAATATGGATACAAGATAAATGAAACAATACGGGTCAATACAATATTATGATAATCACTTAATCTTATATCCTCAACCATATAGCATTTGGAGTAATTATACAGATGAAACCAAATTAATATTACTCCAAATGCTTTCTAAAAAACTTGATAAATCAGGTAAATGGGTGGGTTTAAAAAAAGATTTGTATCAAGATCTTGAATTCCCAAGGAACTTTGATGATTTATACTTTAAAGAAGATTTGGTTGATCCATATTTTCGATGGAATAAAAAAATACCAGAAAGCTTATATGATTTGATGGTGGATTTATTAAAAGCTCATTTAGAAAATGATAATCTTTTAAACTTGCAAAATAAAAACATAAAGTCTATAAGTGATAATTTAATATCAGTATCTTTTGGCGATAAAGGTTCTATAGAGACTTCTAATCCATATAAACTTGTAGAAAGGTATTTATTTGATTTTACTGTTATGGGATATACTCAATATTCTAAAAAAGTGCAGGGAATATGATTACACAGATAGAAGATTTGCAAAAATATATATCTATAGA